CGCCCTGTCGGGATTCGAAGAACCCATCTCCCACATCTCTATTGGACATCATAGCATAAGCGCCAACGTTTGTCGAGTCATTTAAGAATTTAATTACTCGATTCTGCATCTCGTCATCAAAATCAACACCATACTGTGTGAAAGAGCCACGATATGGCGGATCTAGAAAGACAAAGGCGCTGTCTGTGACTTCGGTGAAGGTGTTCTCAAAGTCTCCTGTCATTAACTGACAGTTCTGAAGGGCCATGTGCCACTCTTTGACATTATCTTTGTCATACACCTTATCCTTCTGATTTAGAAGTCCCGACGGGGTTCCAAATCGTCCGTTTGTATTCTTATTGATCTGCCAGATTCCGTTAAAACCAGTCTTCATCAGAAAGTATAAAGATGCAGCTTCTTCAGTGTTGTTCCACTTTTCGTAATCAAATGCATGCTCTTGCCTCAGAGCATAATAAAATTCTTTACGCTGGGGCTTTTCAAGCGGCAGATATTGTGCTGAAAGCTCATCCAGGCGTTCTGTAAAATTGTCGGGGTCGTCGCGGATAGTCTTATAGACATTCATGATTGATGCATTATAATCGTTCAATACGAAATGCGCACCAGGATTCTGTTCGTATGCCCAGACAAACATCGCGCCGGCACCTAGAAACGGCTCTACGTAGGCGCTAAAAGAACGAGGCATAACTGCCTTCTCTTTATATTTCTTAATGAGGCGCGTTTTGCCTCCTGCCCACATAAACAACGGCTTCAAGTGCCCTCCGGTATAAAAATGTGGCAGACTATTTGCTCCCGGTCTGCCATCGGTGGTCCACATGCCTAGTTAGATCAGGCCATCAATTCCTCAAACGCCTTATCAACATCATTCGTAGGTTGGGCGGAGTACTTGGCCGACTCAGTTGAACGGCTTTCGGCAGAACCATCGCCAGAAAGCTGCTCATCCAAGATAGCGCCGACCTGCTCTGTGGTCAGACGTTCGAATAGTGTATCGAACGAAGGGATGCGGTCTAGGAGGGCAGGGATAGACTCAGCATCAGGGAGCAGTTGGGATGTGTTTCGACGCATCTTTAGGCTCGTTTGTGGAAATGCACCCGGCTTATTGGGCTTAGTGTAAGTAAGGGCGATATCGGTGCCCTCATGGGCATCTGTGATATCTCCGTACTCAGGGTCAAGGATATAGCCGAGAAGAAGCTCATATGCCTTCTTACCGTAGCCATATACCTTTACGCCCTCATCCTCACGCCCTCGGACGACGACGGGAGAGAAGTAGCGCTGGCGGACAAAGAGCGACTTAGCAAGGTTCTTGCTATCCTCGTCATTGTTCGCCGTTCCTTCACGCCACAGGGCGGAAGCAAAGTCGCAAATCGGGCATCCATCTCCGAAATTGCGCTTGGGGCAAAGAACACCGCCACGGTGCTCGCCCACGTTATAGTGGAAGGCCATCTCCTTGAGAGGATCGCCATCGTTCGTCGGAACAATACGAATATCCGTATCGCCCTCGTCCGGCTTAAACCAGACCGATGTGCTGTCGTCTCCACGTCCTTCTCCACGAAGGGATGCGAGCTTCCGCCGCATCAGTTCCATATCAATTGCCATTTTTAGTGTCTCCTTATCGACTTATAGAATATCAAGCGTTCCTTGATATCTTATTGTGGCACACTTGACGTAGCTTGTCAAGAGTATTTTTGTATTACGTTTGTTAGGGCAACGCAAAACCCAAAATCTTCAAAATCGGTCTCATAAATTGCATATGAGATCTTGCGAAAAGCATTTCGCGGTTTGTTCTTAAGCAGGTTAACGATTTTCTTGTGCAGGCCTCCGTCTGTCTCTAGTTTTTCCTTGTTTATACACATATAATAGCATACATCTCGGTCCATGTCAAGCTCAAAAAGCCACTTTTCTTCTAAATCCTTCACATTGAGCAAACCGATAGTTCTAATACGGCAAATGTCCAATGGCTTTGCCACCATTCCGATTTCTGGCTCATTGTGTTCAAAGAAATTTAGGTAATGAACTGTAGAGAAAACAGAGTCGTTCAGCGTGTCATAGTATTTCTTGATCGGCACATTGCCAAGGTGACCTTCGATAAGCTCGTTACTCATGATTGTGAGCGACTTCAAGAGCCCGGAGCGAGCATACTGCTGTAGGATGCTAAAAACGACTTTATCCAGAAGCTTCGGAACCCCGGTCAGCAACTCTGAATCGGGCTTAATATAGAACACTTCGACTTGCTTGTCTTTTAGCTGTTCCAGGATCCCCAAAGCATAGTTTGAACTCATCGAAGAACCAACAACAAACAAATGCACGCGATCATTCACGTCAGCAAAGAACTTTCCCAAATCAGGAATATTGTCTTCGTATTCTTCTGGTGTCGAGAATACCTTCAACTTCCTCTTATACTTGGTGTTACGTTCGACCTTGCTATTCAGTTGATACACCTTATAGTTGCCGACTGCTCTAAACTTTTCTGCGATGTTAGAAGCTGCGTTTCCAATTCCGATAATCGAAATCATATCTCCATTCCGGTCAACTCAAAATAGTTCTTACCTGCCTTCATAGTGCTCAGATAGCCATCTTCAAAAGCAGCCTTTACGTCCTTAATAAGGGGGCGGTCTTCATCGCTGTAGTCAATAACCACTTCATCGTGAAGAATGTGGGAGACAAATGACTTCTTGCCTTCCAACATCTCATCAATTATGGCCGCCTTGGCCAGAACACGATCAGCAGTGGTACTTTGAATAAGATAATTCATGGCTCGCCAATCGTCAACTTCCATCTTTCTCTGATAAGGTGTAATAATATAACCGTCTTTATACCATTTGTCAAGCAATTTCTTCTTGTCGTAAAAATCGTTGTTCAAGGCATTGGAATCGGGATTATACAGCCATGCAAAGAACTCCACCTTCGCCTCATCGCGCGTTAGGCTGTTAGAGAACACATTGCGCACATTCCACTCATGGATATCATAATCCGGCTGATCAGCGCCGCAAAGTTCGATGAATGTACGGACTTCTGCTCCATTGTAATCCAAAGCCACGAAAAGGTCGTTATTTGGCTTCAGAAGCTTCCGAAACTCCTTCTTGAGGGTTAGTACCGGAAAAGTCCCAGGAAGCGTTGTGAGGCGTCCTGTGGCTGTCCCAAAGAGGTTATAGTCGATGTACGAGTAGTTCGAACACAAATCCTGTGCTTTCATTCGTTTTTGGGACGACAGAAGCAAGCTTCGGCAGTCTGTAGTGTTCAGATTCAGTCGGTTCTGGCGGATATTGTAAAGCAGCTTGTGAACCTTTACCAGATGATCGTAATTGGCGGGCTTCTCGATGGTCTCAAAAACATGCTCCGTAATCTGGTTCTTGACATCACAATAGCGAGCAAGAAAGTCATGCGGCACGAGATCAAAAATACAGTGCTCGTTCAGGTTTACCTTTGCAATTCTGAATGTCTTGGTGTAGGCACGCATTTTACGCTGAAGTTTCTCAAGCTCTTCTGATAGCTCTTCCGAGCATGCGGAGCGCAGGTCTTTACCGTGGCCGCGAATCCAGGCATATTCTACGTCTTTGTCTTTAAGGGAGCCACCATATCTCCAGGTGCGCGTAAGTTCAGTCGGAAAGTCATCAAAATACAGCCTCCCATTCGTATAAATGCCAACGCATTCTGATTTATCATCAATAGTTTGAAAATACATTACTCACACTTAATTTAGAGGTCCGGGATGTCTTCGGAAGCCTGCAATGATTGGATGGCGGCCTGACCTGGAATAGATGCGCCGTATGTAGAGGGGGAATCCTGGCGATCCGTAGCCTGATTCGCTCCTGTATGGGACTCCAGATATGGTGGAACTTCCGGTACAACAGTGGACTGTGTGCCTCCATCAACCAGACTTTCTCCACTATTGATATATTCATTAAATGCTGTTTCAGTCTCTAGCATTTCCAACACCTCTGGCGAATCTGATTCAAAAGCCTGTAAAAGTTCTCTTCTAAAGAGATCCTCTGCTTTTGCCTCCAGGTGTCTCTTAATATACTCGAAAGATCTGCGTTTGTCAAATTCTTTATTGATGACGACCTCAAAATTCTTCACGGCGCGAGCATAATTTGAACGCGCTTTTCCGATATCAACCGTTTTTGTGATAAGCCTGTTGGCCTCGATAGACGTCAACTCTGGCTGCTCCTCGTAAAGCCTGATGCGCAGATAATATTTCATCATCTGAATTACGCCCTGCTCCCGAAGAAGAGTAGAAAGTGTATATCTTGTGGGATAAATCTTCTTGTACGTCGTGCATCCGTTGCGAATGGTCGCTTTCTTGTAGTTCCGCACTTTACAAGCATCATAGAGTGCCAGAAGATCCTGAGAAAAGGACTGTAGATTGACTATTGGTGCGCTTCTATATGCGCGAGAGAAAACAGTCTCCAAATTAGGCATCCCGTAGCGGGCGCCAATTTCAGTCGTCAATTCTGAATCTATATCTGCCACAATCCTCCAAGGTATATTAGAGTCTACCATAAAACCGTATGTATCGCAAGCGTTAATATAAAACTGCCAGTTTGGGCTCTCTAGAAACTGCCTTACCTTCTCATCGTCATTCTCGTATGACAAGTCGGCTATCTCTAAAGCAAGTCCGCTAGCTAAAACAGTGCAATCGCCACTCTTGAGAAAACCAGGAAAAGTGAATTTACTCGCCTTGGTGGTTCCTTGAATAAGGGGCATCAATTCTTTGATAAACTCGTCAAAGCTAGAGAAGCGGATCCGGTTCTTTTTGAAGAATGAAGCCAAGCTGGCAAAATACGCTCTTTTATGAGAACGATACTGAACATATGGAGAGTTGTATGCCCTGTAGACCTTTAGGGTAGATAAATAGGGATCGTTAGGCACGATATTCTTAAGCATTGAGGCTTTTTCAAATTGGAGTGCCATCTCGTTAAACCCATCCAGCACATAGTTGACGGCCTGTAGTGTTTGTCCTCGGTTTCCTGTGTATGAGAGCGTTTTTAATGTGTTCTCTCTCAAGCATATCGGCACAAGATCTCGATAAACTCGCCCGTAGTAGTACTTTTCTCCCCAGTTAAAGTCAACAAGATTGTTCTCGTTTAGTGCCAAAGTTGTGCCTTGATAAATGGTTCTTTTCTCGAAAAGATCTTTGGTAGACTCATTGTTTGTTTCAGCATAAAATAAAGACATATTCTTTTCCTAGTTAAACCAGTCCACCCAAGTGCTGTCTTCTTCTTCGGCCGGCGTGTGGGGTTCCTTTGGCGGGTCAACAAATCTGCAAGATGGATTCGCTCGATCCCCAGAACCATGGGCTTCGGTTTCAAGCTCTCTACAGTTTGCTTCAATCGCGTCATTTTCAATGGAGTTAACCCACTTGGCGTGAATTGTAGTATTAGCAATACCGGGCCCAAATTCATGTTCGGCGCGAATAATCATGTAATACCCTCCTATACCTATTTTCGTCAAATCTGGAGCATTTTGGTAATGCGGCAGGAACCCTTTCGGATCTACATATAGATAGGTTCCTGGAAAAGTATTAACATTCGCGTAAGAATCGATTTGAACATCATAAACGACTCTCATCTGCTGCAATCCGTCGTAACCATCTTGTTCAAAGCGCACTTCGGCTAGCCCCTTCGTTTGTGTCTTGGACAATTTAATATTCTTTATAAGACCTCGATCGCGTCCCAGCAAATAATGAAAAATGCCGCGGCGTTCATCTTCGCTTTTATTACCCTTCATTCTTTCCATTGGCTGAACCTGTCCCGCAGAATAGACAAAGAAATTAAATTCATTATTCAACGGAACTGTCGTCTTCGCAGAGCCTTCGGGGCCTGATATGTTGAGAATTGATACTTGTTCGCCATTTTTCTGTTTTGTTGTCGTCAGGTTGTTTATACTGGTTCTAAAGTTCACTAGATTGTTTGCCTCTCGGCCCATTGATATGCCGCTTTGAGCTAAAGTTACTATATCATAAGTTCCTTCTGAATTTATTGTTTCTTTAATAGGCGCATAGCTGGTCAATGCGGACTGTTGAACACGAATCTTTTGACTATTGGCGGTACCGCAATCAGTGCTATTAAGAAAATCTTTAACAAGGATGTTAAACAAGTCATTCAAGAATTTAGTCAAAGAGTACAAAGACTCATTTTTCTTCAACATCTTGTCCGTCAAGAAGCCAACAAAGTATTTAACTGAAATTGGAATGTCTCCGAGAGTTATTTGTAAGTTGTATGTGCCGGTGTTGCCGCCGCCTTGAGCGCTGATCTCCACTGGGCCCAGCAAGATTCGTAGCTTTTCGAAGGCCCTTTTTGTTGCTTCAAGTTCGCGGCGCTTCGCCTCAGCAACATCATCGGATACAGTGATGGTTTGCTCATTGGGGGTCTTCAGCGTGTTTAAACCTATCTTTATGGAATTTCCATGGACCATGGCTGACAGTTCTTTATCAATATTATGCAATATCATGTCCACCAGATCGCTAACATAGAAATAGGTTAACGTAGTATTAACATAATCACCGGACATGAGCGCGAGAGCAATCGCGTCATCATTTTGTTCTTCTTTCTCTCCTTCGGCAGTTTCGCGAGCGTATTGTTCGAGAGTGTTTCTTAGTTTTTTCATAAGATCATTCTGAACTTGCGCATCTGCATCCTGCGCCATAGCCGCAGTGATGGCGTCATTGTCCATATTTGCCCTATCAACAATCGCCCTGTGAACGTCGTTATATAGCTTCTCTGATTCCTCTGGGCTTAATCTATCTATATTCGTAACCTTGTCGGTGGGAATTTCTAAATATCTCATCTTGCGCTGTTCTATCATAGACTCTATCAAATAACTGATGCTCGCGCGGACTTCTCTATTTACTTCTTTTTTATATTCTTCCTTTAATTGGTTCTTGGCGGTACTATCGCACTTCTTTGCAACATGCTCCAGA